CACCTCATACCCACATAAACTAGTAGGTAAGTATAGAAACAATACAATCAAACCAATGTTGTTTCCTGACATTATCGTTCAGGTGGCAAAGAGATACAACAAAGCTTGGATTCTGGCAGAGGTTAATGATATCGGTGACCAAGTTGCTTCCATTATCTTCTATGATATGGAGTATGAGAACCTTCTCATGACATCTATGAGGGGTCGTGCTGGTCAGGTGTTAGGACATGGGTTCTCTGGTGGTAAGACCCAACTTGGACTTAAGATGGCGAAAGCCCCTAAGAAACTTGGTTGTAGTAACCTCAAGCAGATGGTGGAATCGGATAAAGTTATCTTCAATGACTTCCAAGTCATCAACGAACTTACCACCTTTGTTGAGAAGAGGGATTCTTTTTCTGCTGAAGAGGGATGCCATGATGACTTGGTAATGTGTATGGTTATTTACGCCTGGGCTGTTGCTCAAGACTACTTCAAAGAGATGACTGACCAGTCAATCCGAGAAGAGTTATATGAAAAAGACAAGACACAACTAGAAGAGGATATGTCACCTTTCGGTTTCATTGTTGGGTCTGGTGATGAAGATACCTTTGTATCCGATGGAGAAGTGTGGAAGACAGAATGGGAGTCTGATAGGTATGATAAGTATCGAGATAATATGGATGAGTATGGAATGCCACATTCACCCTGGGAATATACCAGCACCCCGAATACCGATTGGTGGTAACTTGGAGTTGGGGGTATTCTACTACCCCCATTGACCAATGGAGTAATCACTCGAAACTCTGAGTTTTTCTAAATAAAAGTGAATATTCCTATATTCAGGAGACAAAGATGGTTATTAAGACATCTTCTCCAGGTGTGCTCGTCAACGAGGTCGATCTTACCAGGGGAACAAGTGATGCAATCACTACAAATGTAGGAGCTTTCGCTGGACCTTTCCAAAAGGGTCCAGTCGATGAGTTCGTACTGGTTAATACAGAAAATGACCTGGAGATTATCTTCGGTCAACCAACAGATGAAAATTACGAATACTGGTGGACAGTAAGTAACTTCCTTAACTACGGTGGAGTTTGTTACGTTATTCGTTGCGACGACTCGGTCGGTGATGAAGGTGATGAAGGTGGGGATAATCCCAACCCTCAGAAGATGCGTAACGCATCAACCAACCCAACTATCAAAACCGGTGAAACGGTTCCAACCGGTCCATATGTAAAGAATGAGGAAGCCTTCACTGAAGATTTCCTTGGACAAAACACAGTTGATAGATTTCTTTCCAGAACTCCAGGTGAATGGGGTAACTCACTGGCCGTATCGGTCATTGATGCTGGTGCAGATTTCCAAATGAACCTGTCGAAGACAGGTATCGTAAGGGCTGTTGATGGTGTTGCTGTTGATGACGGTACCTTGTTTAACTACACCATCGATGGTGGAGCAAACATTGGTCAGTATATCAAGGTAAAGGCAACTAACCCTGCTAACATTCTTGCTGGAACATTCGTTACTAACAGTAACGATGCCACCGGTATCGTAATGGGTTATGAGAATGGTGCTTACCAAATTATGGTAACAGCCGGTGAATTCAATACTAATGGATTCCTTCTCAGTAATTCTGGACAACAATCAGGTATCGTAAGCGAAATTTACGAACAAGGTCGTCACATCTACTACAAGGTGGGTGCTGGTGGTACCAGTCTTCTCAGTAATGAGGTAAGTGATCAGGGTGTTGATTCAGGTGCAAACCTTTTCTCTGAGAGTGACCTAGACATTCTGGCAGAATTCACCGTTGATGGTGGAGAAAGCAACCCTATGGTTGTTGCCTCTGTTTGGAGTCCAAAAACCTACACGATGGTTGAAGGTAATAACTTCTTTGGCTGGAGTAAGACTCCTGTCAGTGGTCAGAAGGTAAGACCCGAAACTGCTGGTATCATTGAAGGTCCAACAACAGTTGGTGATACTTACGTTTGGGATTCGAGATCCGAGTTATGGAGTAACAGCTACGTACCTCAGGCAGGTAACTTAGTTCATGATACCGTTAATGTCTTTAGTATTGGCTTTATCGGTGACTGGTATAGTAACCAGATTGCTTTCCAGGGTCTTCCTTGGTATCGTTTCGCCTCTCGTCCAGGAACGACATCCGGTGCGTATGACTACAGTTCATCCAACGATGAAGTACACATGATTGTGTATGATTCAACCGGAGAATTGACTGGTTCTAAGGGTAACGTTCTGGAGCAATACCTGAATGTTTCTAAACTCGCCGACGCTTCTAAGCCAGAAGGTGAAAGAAACTATTACATCGATGTAATCAACACAAATTCCAGATACATCTACGCCAACGCGCCTATCAACGGGCAAGATGGTGAGATTAACACGGGACTAGCTCCGGTTGGAAGCTCTGTTAAGGCTGGAGTTAAGTGTGAGTATGTCTTTGGTGGTATCCGAGATTTAAGTGGTGGTGTAGACAACCTCGTTGCTACTCTTGCTGAGCTTCAAGCTGGTTACTCCAAGTATGCTGAAGAAAACACCTTCGAGATTGATTACATTCTCCAGGGTCCTGCAGCTACTATCGATGGAACTAATAGTTACAGAAACTTCGAAGCCGCTGTTGCTAAGGCAAACTTCCTTATCAGCATTGTAGAGCAGAGAAGGGATTGTATGGCATTCCTGTCACCCCCACGTTATATGTGCGTGACACAGAAGAGTGCAAATGAAATCACTACGGAGATTGCAACTTGGGCTCAAGAGTTAAGTTCTTCTTCCTATGTCAGTATTGACAGTGGTTACAAGTATACCTACGACAGGTTCCGTGAAAGTTATGTCAACGTTCCTCTGAATGGAGACGTAGCTGGAACATTGGTATACACCGCTTATCGTTCTGAGCCTTGGTTCTCACCTGCTGGTTTCCAAAGAGGACAGATTCGTAACGTTGTAAAACTTCCTTACAACCCAAACAAAGGTCAACGTGACCTTCTTTATTCCAACAGAGTCAACCCTGTTGTCACCTTCCCCGGTGAAGGAACCGTTCTCTTCGGAGACAAGACGGCTTTGGGTTACTCCTCCGCATTCGACAGAATTAATGTCCGTCGTTTGTTCTTGGTTGTTGAAAGAGAACTCGCCAAGTTGTCCAAGACAACTCTGTTTGAGTTTAACGATGACACAACTAGAGCCCTCTTCAAGAATAACGTTAATCCGTTCTTGAGAGACGTTCAATCCAAGAGAGGCATGTATGACTTCTTGGTTGTCTGTGATGAAACCAACAACACTCCTGACATTATTGACAGGAATGAGTTTGTTGCCGACATCTACATCAAGCCAGCAAGGTCGATCAACTACATTACTCTGAACTTCATCGCCACTAAGACTGGCGTGGCGTTCGATGAGGCAGTGGGTCTCTTCAGAAGAAACTCATTCTAATCACGAGGTAACTACAAATGGCAAGACATCCAAAGAGTATCGAACAGTTTAAGTCTCGCCTGGCGTTCGGTGGGGTTCGCCCCACTATGTTCCAGGTGGAATTGACTTTCCCAACTGGTCTTTCACTGCCTAATCAAAATGATTTGGCAGAAGATTCAAAATTCCTCGTGAAGGCTGCTCAACTCCCTGCCTCTCAGGTAGGTGTAATTGACGTTCCTTTCAGAGGTCGTAAGCTTAAGGTCTCAGGTGACCGGTCTTACGCAGATTGGAGTACAAGTATCACTAATGACCATAGTTTTGGTCTCCGTGTTGCTCTGGAGAAGTGGTCTGAATTGATTCAGAATCATAACTTCGCTCTTGGTGCTAACGAACTCAGTCAGTATTTCGGTACTGCTATCGTTCGTCAGCTCGACAGAGACGCCAACCAGATCAGGGCTTATAAGTTCCGTGGTATCTGGCCAACTACAGTTGGTGAAATTGGTCTCGACTTCGACAGCACTGACCAGGTTGAATACTACGACTGCACCTGGGCGGTCCAATACTGGACTGCTATGGAAGAGGGTGATGGTATTGTTCTTAACAATGCTACCGACCCAACCAGAACTGGTGGAGCAGTTGTAACCTGATATAGGTCACAATATAACTTTTACAGGAGGGCTAAACACCCTCCTTTTTTAATAACTAAATAAGTCATAAGGCATAGAAGTAGTTACAGTGAATTCTTTTCAGTCAGCACCTCAGGATAAGAGTAGATTATTTGGTTTCTCTTACCGTCAGGATGATCTCGAAGAAGTAAAGAAACTATCTCCAGTTCCACCTAATATGGATGACGGTGTTACCGTCGCCGCTGGTGGTCTTACTGGTTATGGGGTAGACCTCGATGGAGGTATGCAAAAGGATCAAGACTTGATCCGTAAATATCGCTGCATGGCGATGCACCCCGAAGTTGATAGTGCCATTGAAGATATCGTTAATGAAGCCATCGTATCAGATACAAATGATACGCCAATTTCCATTGACCTTTCTAATCTTGATATCTCCGAGAGAATCAAAACAATTATTCGTGAAGAATTTGCGTATGTTCTTCACCTCTTAGACTTTAATAATAAAGGTCACGAGATGTTCCGTCGTTTTTATGTTGACGGAAGACTATATTACCACAAAGTAATTGACCTGAATGCTCCTGAAAGGGGTATTACAGACATCAGAAATATCGACTCGATGAAAATCAAGTTGGTGAGAGAATATAAGAAAGACCTTCCACCCCCTAATCTTAAAAACCCCGCATTGACATATAGTGCGGCACAACCTCAAGTAGTTGGACAGAGAACAAATCAGATGCCTGCTCGTGTCAATGAGTTCTTCATCTATAACAAGAAAGGTTTGAATTACCTGGGTCGTGGGGGAATGGGACAACAGGCAAATAACGGTACCGTTAAGATTGCCAAAGATTCCGTTAGTTATGTAACCTCCGGTCTGGTTGATGGTAATAGTGGACAGGTTTTGTCCTACCTCAATAAGGCACAGAAGTCTCTCAACCAACTGAGATGGATGGAAGATGCTATCGTTATCTACAGAATGGCAAGAGCTCCAGAAAGAAGACTCTTTTACATTGATGTTGGTAACTTACCCAAAGCAAAGGCAGAGAGTTACCTCCGTGATGTGATGGCTCGTTATAGGACTAAGGTCTCATATGACCAGTCGACGGGTGAGATTCGTGACGAGAAAAAGTATATGTCTATGTTGGAAGACTATTGGCTTCCTAGAAGAGAAGGTGGTCGTGGTACAGAAGTATCTACACTACCTGGTGGTCAGAACCTTGGTGAGTTGGAAGACCTTAAGTACTTCCAAGACAAACTTTATCGTTCTCTCAATATTCCTATTTCCCGTCAGGATGCCGGTTCTGGTTTCCAACTCGGTAAGTCAGATAATATTATGAGAGATGAGGTAAAGTTCGCCAAGTTTGTTGGGAGAATGAGGAAGAAGTTCTCATATCTCTTCTCTGACATTCTGAAAACTCAACTGGTTCTTAAAGGTGTTGTCTCACCAAAAGAATATGATTCTATGAAAGAACATATTCAGTTTGACTTCATCTATGATAATCACTTTGCGGAACTTAGGGAGATGGAAATGCTCCAAAATAGACTGCAAGTTGCTGCTCAGGCTGAACCATACATCGGTAAATACTTCTCCGTATATCAGGTTCGTAACAGACTCCTCGGTTACACTGATGGTGAGATTAAAGAAATCGATCAACAGATTTCTTATGAGCGTAATGTTGGTATTATTCCAGACCCTAACGCCCAATTGTTACAACGGGGACAACGACAAATGCCCGGACAACCAGAAGAACTTTCTGGTGATTTCCAAGGTGGTGGTGGTGTAGAGGGAGATATGGATCTCTCCGGTGATCCCGCAGCAGATATGGGCGGCGCCATGGGTGGCGCCCCTATGTAACTACCACCATATCTAAATAACTCAACAATCAAACACTTTTAATTATTATGTCAAGAGTTGCAGAGCTAATTGATTTGATTGCACAAGGTAAGAACGCAGAAGCTTCTGACGTTATGAATTCAGAACTATTATCTCGTTCTTACCAGGCAATCTCTGATATCAAACCACACGTAGCTGCCGATTATTTCGCACCCGTTGTCGACATGACAGATGCGGAAGCCACACCAGTCAGTGAGTACCCAGAAACCGAAGAGGCACCCAACAATGAAACTGATTAGAGAAGAAATCGAAGCCGTTGAGGTTTTGACTGAAGAGAATAATGGAAAGAAAACTTTTCATATTCAAGGACCATTCCTCCAAGGTGATATCAAGAACCGGAATGGTCGTATCTATGAAAGCAAAGTTCTTGCTAAAGAGGTAGGGAGATATAACGAACAGTATATCTCAAAGAACCGAGCTATGGGCGAGTTGGGTCACCCTGATGGTCCAACGGTCAACCTTGACCGTGTTTCTCACAAAATTACTTCCCTGAAACAAGAGGGTTCTAACTTCATTGGAAAAGCGAAAATCCTGGAAACACCTATGGGAAGAATTGCTGGGGCACTTCTTAACGATGGTGTTACCCTTGGTGTCTCATCCCGTGGTATGGGATCTCTTGTTAATCGTAACGGAGTTAATTATGTGGGTGAGGACTTTATG